CGCTGCTTCAGCGCAAGAGCGCGGCCGTCGAGGCTGCGCGCAACATCGCCGATCTGGCCGCAACAGAGGCCCGCGAGCTGACCGCCGACGAGCAGTCGAAGATCGACGGCTTCATCGCCTCGGCCGAGTCGCTCAACGCTGACATCGATCGCGAGCGCAAACTGATCGAGCTCGAGCAGCAGGCCGCCGGCCAAGCCGCCGGAACCGCGCTCGAACTGCCGAACAACGTGCGCATCGGCGCTGTGCAGCCCAACGTGCTGGCCGACCCGCAGCGCGGATTCCAGCACTTCGGCGCCTTCCTTGGCGCGGTGCGCAACTCGGTCATCCGCCCGGGCGCGGTCGACGAGCGTCTCGCGCTGTCGGCTTCCGCGAGCACCTACGCCAACGAGAGCGTTGGCGCCGACGGTGGCTACCTGGTGCCGCCGCAGTACGCGACCGAGATCATGTCGCTGATCGAGTCCGGTGAGTCGCTGCTCGCCCGCACTCGGCAAATCCCGGTGACCGGCAACGAGTTCTCGATGCCCGTCAACGAGACGACCGGTCACGCCACCACGGGTGTGCAGGCCTACTGGGACTCCGAGGCGGACACGATCAACCAGACGAAGCCGGCGTTCAGCAACCGCTCGGTGAAGCTGAACCGCCTGACCGCCTTCGTCCCGGTGACCGAGGAAGCGCTCGAAGACTCGGCTGCGCTCGGCTCGTGGATCCAGCTCGAGGCCGGCGAGAAGATGGCGTTCAAGGTCACGGACGCAATCCTCAATGGCACCGGCGCCGGCCAGCCGCTCGGCGTGCTCGGCGCGCCCTGCCTGGTCACCGTCGCCAAGGAGACCAGCCAGGCGGCCTCGACCGTGCTCGCGGCCAACGTGCTGAAGATGTGGAGCCGGATGCCGTCGCGCAACCGCGCGAACGCCGTCTGGGTCATCAACCAGGACGTCGAGGCGCTGCTGCCGCAGATGGCCGTGGCCGTGAAGAACGTCGCCGGCACCGAAAACGTCGGCGGCTTCCCGATCTTCATCCCGCCCGGCGGCCTGACGGGCTCGCAGTACGGCACGCTGCTCGGCCGTCCGATCGTGATGACGGAGGCTTCGCCCGCGCTGTCGTCCGCCGGTGACGTGCTGCTGGCCGACTTCAGCCAGTACATCACGATCACCAAGGGGGCGGTGCGTGCCGACCAGTCGATGCATTTCTTCTTCGACCAGAACATGCGCGCCTTCCGGTTCGTGATGCGCATGGGCGGCATGCCCTGGCTGTCCGGTGCGATCGCTCGCAAGAACGGTTCGAACACCCTGAGCCACTTCGTCGCCCTGGGCGCGCGCTGATCCATACGAGAGGACTGACATGATCAACACCAACGCTCGCCTCGACGAGCACGCTTACTTCGTCCAGGCCACGGCAATCGCCGCCCTGACTTCGACCGCCGGCGACGCCGCCTACGTGTCGATGAAAGGCTACGAGCGCTGCTGCATCGTCGTCGACGTCACCAACGGCTCGACCGTGACGGGCGGCGCCGTGACGCTCAAGCAGGCCACCGCCGTCGCTGGCACCAACGAGAAAGCACTGAGCTTCTCGCGGATGAAGGCCAACACCGACGTCGGCGCCGGCCAGGCGCTGACCGAGACGGCGGTGTCGAACGACACGTTCACGACCGGCACGACGAACTCCAAGCGCCTGCGCTACGTGATCGACGTCAAGGCGTCCGATCTCGACGTGGCCAACGGGTTCGACTGCCTGCGGGTGGACGTTGACAGCATGGCGAACGCCACCGGCCAGGTGTCGTACATCCTGTACGGCGCCAAGTACGCCGGCTCGTCGCCGATGGCCGACTGAGTCCTGATGCGGGCTGCCTTCGGGTGGCCCGCAGTGGATGCAGACCATGACCGTTTCCTACCGAGTCACCGTCCCGGCGGTGGTCGATCCCGTGACTGTGGCCGAAATGAAGGCGCACGCGCGGATCGACTTGAGCGCCGAAGACACGCTGTGCGCGACCTATATCAGGGCCGCGACCGACAAGTGCGAGCAGCGGCTCGGCCGGCCCGTCTGCGAGCAGACGATCGTGCGCACCTCGGCCGACTTCCCGTCCGGGTTCGCCGCGATCGAACTTGCGCGCACGCCGGTGATCTCGGTGATCTCGGTGAAGTACCGCGACGACAACGGCACTCTGCAGACGTTGTCGCCGACGAATTACGAGCTGGACACCTCGGACGAGCACGGGCCGGCGTGGGTTGCGCTTAAGCCGAACCTGACGTGGCCGACCACGGGCGACTACCGAGACGCGGTCCAGGTGACGTACCGGGCCGGGTGGGCTGACGGCCAGGTGCCCGCGGCGATCGCCGCTTGGGTGCTGCTGGCCGCGACCTGGCTCTTTGAGAACCGCACCAGCGGCGATCTTCCGCATGACTTCGGCGAGGCGCTGCTAGCGTCTCGGCGTCTCTGGGTCTGGTGATGCGCGACCTTCCGTCCCGGCTCACCGAGCGGATCACGATCGAGCGTCGATCCGACCAGACCGACAGCGTGGGCGGGCTGACCACGACCTGGTCGAAGGTGGCCACCGTCTGGGCGCGGATCCGACCGCAGTCCGGGCGCGAGCTGATGGCGGCTGGCGCGCTCACGCCGGTGCTCACGCACCAGGTCGAGATCCGGTATCGGCCTGAGTTCGCGGATCCGCGCACGGCCGCGACGTTTCGCATCGTCTACGGCACCCGGATCTTCTCCGTGGTGTCGGTGATCAACGTGAGCCAGCGCAACGACACGATCGAGATGCTGGCAACCGAGGGCGAATCGAATGGCTGACGTCACGATCAAGGGCGGCGCGGATCTCGCGAAGGCACTGGCTGAGTTTCCGGTGAAGCTCGAGGCTCAGGTGATGCAGTCAGCTCTGCGCGGCGGAGCAAATGTGATCGCCGCACGAGCCCGCTCGCTCGTTCCGGTCAACACCGGCGAGCTGCGCAAGTCGATCAAGGTCCGGGCGCGCAAGAACAAGCGCACCGGCTTCGTGAACGTCTACCTCGCGGCTGGCGGGCGCCGCAAAGGCGACCCGTTCTACGCGCACATGGTCGAGTTCGGCACGGCGCCGCACGAAATTCGACCCAAGGGCAAGAGGTCGCTGCTGGTGGCTGGGCTGCTGCGCGAGGTCGTACAGCATCCGGGCGCCGCGCCTCGCCCGTTCCTACGCCCGGCATTCGACTCTGAGTCGCAGCGCGCGGTCGACGAGATCGGCAAGCGTGTCGGGCAGGGTATCAAGCGCATCGTGCGCAAGCAGGCTAAGGCTGGCGCATGAGCCTCGAGGCGGCAATCAAGGCCCGCATCGCGGCGCATGCGGGCCTGACCGCGCTCGTCTCGGGCCGGGTGTTCAACACGTACGTCTCGCCGCTGCCGACGCGCCCCTACCTGATTGTCCGGATGATCGACGGCCCGGGGCGCGCCCGCTCGATGGGCAACGGCGCGACGCTGATCGCGCAACGGGTGCAGGTCACGGTGATCTCGGAAAGCGCCAGCTCGGAGATCGCTGTGCATGCTCAGGTCATGGCGGCGCTCGACTGGCTGACGGGCACCTTCGCCGGCACGGCGATCGAGCTGTCGTATGCCGAGGGCGCCAAGATCGTACTGCCGCCCAACGCGACGCAGCCGGACCTGCGTGAGTCCAGTCAGGACTTCATCTTTCACTACCGGGTGGCCTGATGGCGAACCAGATCCTTGCGAACTGCGGCCTGTGGGTCGCCGAGTACAACCTGTGCGCGGACGCGAACCGCCTAGCGCTGACGACGTCGACCGAGCTGCTCGACAACACCGCGCTTTGCGACGCGGCGCGCTCGCGCGTCGGCGGGCTGCAGGCGGTCGCGTTTCAGGCCGAGGGCTACTGGGCTGCGACGCCAGACGGGATCCTGTTCGCAGACGTCGGCCTGGTCGACGTTCCGGTGACGATCGCGCCAGCGTCTGCCGGTGGCACGTTCACGCCGGGTGACCGAGCGTTTTTGTTCCGTGCTGCGATGGGCGAATACAGCGGGCCGAATGGCGCCGTGGGCGAGCTCGGACAGTTCTCGGTCGGCGGCGAGGCCGCTGGCCTGGCGGCGGCGCAGGGCTTCGTGATGTTCGCTGGCACCAGGACGACGACGCTGACCGGCACGTCCGTCCAGGCGGGCGCCGCGACGGCGACGCAGACCATCCAGGCCACGCTGCACGTCACCGACGTGTCCGGCTCGTCACCGACGCTGGCCGTCGTCGTCCAGTCCGACGACAACGCCGGCTTCACGACGCCGACCACGCGGATCACGTTCGACACCGCAAACGCCACCGCGAACCGATCGCAACACAAGACGCTCTCCGGTCCGGTCACCGACACCTACTGGCGCATCGTCGCCACGCTCGGCGGCTCGTCGCCGAACTTCACCTTCGCCTGCGCGCTGGGCATTCGATAACAGGAGCCTCTGATGGCCAACATGGTTCTGCGCGACGCCTTCGTGTCGCTGAATTCCGTCAATCTCTCCAGCTTGGTGCGGCAGGTCACGCTGACCTACTCGGCCGAGCTGCAGGACGACACCGCGATGGGCGACACCGCCCGCAGCCGGATCGGCGGCCTCAAGGACTGGTCTCTGTCGATCGAGTTCTTCCAAGACTACGCGGCCGCCCAGGTCGACGCGACGCTGTTCAGCCTGGTCGGCTCGACGTTCGCCGTCGAGGTCCGTCCGACGAGCGCGGCTGCCGGCGCGACGAACCCGAAGTTCACCGGCACCGGGATCCTCGAGTCCTACCAGCCCGTCGGCGGCACCGTCGGCGAGAACCTCATGGCGCCGGTCTCGATCAGCGGTGTCGGCGCTCTGACGCGGGCGACATCCTGATGTTGCTGACCCGAGAGCAGATCCTCGCCGCGCGAGACGTCGCGGCCCGCGAACTGGACATCCCCGAGTGGGGTGGCCGGATCCGGCTGCGTGCCATGACCGGCGTCGACCGCGACGAGTACATGACCGCGCTCGCGGCAGCCCAGAAGGCCGGCGAAGAGGGGCAGCGGTGGCACCGACTGATGGCGCTGCTCGTCGTGCTGTGCGCGGTGGACGCCGACGGCAATCGGATCTTCGAGCGCGACGACGCCGAGTCGCTGGCCGCGAAGTCTGCGGCGGTGCTTGAGCGGATCAGCGGCGAGATCCAGGCGATCAACGCGCTCGGCGAGGCGCAGGTCGAGCAGCTGGGAAACGGCTGAAGGCCGAGCCGTTCCGGCGATTCGTCTTTGCGCTGGCACGGGAACTTGGCATGACGGTGGGGCGGATGCTGTCCGAGATGACATCCGCCGAGCTGTCGGAGTGGATGGCGCTCTATCGGATCGAGTCCGAAGAGCGTGACGAGCGCCAGACGGCGCAGCGGTTGAACAGTCAGGTCGAAGCGCGCTTGATGCGCGCGAGAGGACGATAGATGGCGGTTGTCGGATCCCTGTTGGTCGAGCTGTCGGCCAACGTCGCGCGGCTGCGCACCGACATGGAACGCGCCACCAAGGTGGTCGCCGACAACTCGGCCAAGATGGCGCGCGCGGCGCAGGACGCGGCCGGGATGTTCAAAGGGCTGATCGCCGTGCTCGGCACGCAGCAGATCGCGGCCTGGGCGAAGTCCGTGGTGGACGCGGCCGACGCGCTCAACGACCTGTCCGAGCGCACGGGTCTGAACACGACGACGCTGCAGGAACTCGGCTATGCGGCCCAGATGAGCGGGTCGAACATCGACGACCTGCAGCAGGGCCTGCGCAACCTCGCCGGCAAGATGGCCGAGGCGCAGGCTGGCGGCGCCGGTGCGATCGCGCTGTTCAAGACGCTCGGCGTGTCGATCACCGACGCGGCCGGCAAGCTGCGTCCGATGGACGAGGTGCTCGGCGACATCGCCGACCAGTTCGCCAACTGGGAGAACGGTGCCGCCAAGTCCGCGCTTGCCGCGGATACCTTCGGCGCGAAGGTCGGCACGAAGCTGATCGGCGTGCTGAATCAGGGCCGCGACGGGCTCAAGGGCATGGCCGACGAGGCACAGCGCTTTGGTGCCGTGCTCGGCGAGGACGCCGTGCGCCAGATGGGCGAGTTCAACGACAACTTGGACCGGCTCGGGTTCCTGGCCAAAGGCACGGCCGGCGCGCTCATTGGCGACCTGCTGCCGGCGGTCAACAGCATGACGGCAGCGCTGCTTCAGGCGGCGCGCGATGCGGGTGGCTTGAACGACGGCTTCGCCGGGCTTCTCACGCTGAAATGGCTGATTCCCGGTGATAGTCCGGCCCAGCAAATCGAGGTCATCGATCAGAAGCTTCTTGAGCTGAAAAATAAGCTCGATTTGTTACAGAAATTTAGGGGCGCGTTTGGTCCCGCGGCGGTTATTGCAAACGGAGCCATCGCAACCGTCGAGTCCGCGATCAAAGAGGCGGAAGTCGCAAGGCGAGTTGCGTCCGCTCGGATGGATCGCGAAGGCGCCGCGCTCGCGGGCATGGGGCCGCCGGTTCCGCGTGGATCGGCGCCGGTCGTGCCGAGCGGTAGCGCCGGAAAAGGCTCGGCCGGTCCGAATGCCGCCGAGCAGCAGGCCAAACGCGAGGCCGACGCGATCGCCGCGATGACCAAGCGCGTCGCCGTCATGGGCAAGATCGGCGAGCTTGAAAAGCTCAACGCCGAGATCGAGGCGGGCGCCTACGCCGGCTGGTCGGCGAACTCGCTGGCCCGTCTGCGCGGCCTGGCGTCGCAGGCCGACGCGCAGCAGGCGCTCGCTGACGATGCCGAGCGCGCACTGCGACAGCTCGGCGACTACGAAAAGCGCGAGGCCGAGGAATCCGAGAAAGCCGAGGCGCGGCTGCGCGAGCTGGCCGCGGCTGGCCGTCAGGTATTCGAGGAAGTTCGGACGCCACTCGAGCAGTACGCCGACGAGGTTGCGCGCCTGAACACGCTGCT